TTAACGTTGTTTTATGTGATTAATAAAGTTAGTTTATATTAACTTTGTTTCACATGATTAACAAAGTTTATGTTAACTTTGTTTTACATTTGCGTTACAGTTTTATGTACGTGGTATGTTACAGAAATATTAAGAGAATGTTAAGAGAATGTTAAGGGAAAATGAACCCTCTCATTACGCACGTTACGTTTCCGCTAATCTTGCGTTACGATTTTGCAACATTCAAGCTATGTTACAACAATGTTACAAAGGGCTGAGTCGGTCTTGCCCAGGCGGAAACGCGCAGGGGGTGGTATTCCCCTTATCCACAAACTCTATATAGCCGTGATAGGGGGGCTAAAAACACGAGAGTTAGTGTCGTAAAAACCAAACATTCCAAAACTGCAATGAATAAACGACTTTAGACGCCTTGTTTTCTACCACAGAATGTTCTATAGTCCAAAACCTCAGAGATTAACACAAAAACGTGTTAGGTTAGCCTAACTGTTGCAAAGATTAACAAAACAAACGGAAGATTAACGTAGAATTTGCAAACTTGTAACATGAAAACACCAGAGAGTGTGGACGTTCACGCGCGTGCGCGCGCGGTTATATATATAATTATTATATATTTTATTTTTATAATATAACAAGTACAGTATAAAACATGTTATGTTATAACTGTTATGTTATAACTGTTATGTTTAAGTATATATTTTTTTCTTTCTTTCTTTTCTTTCTTTTAGAAGAGATTGTTAAGAGAAACCTTTTCTTTCTTTTCTTTCTTTCTTTTTTTACAAAAAAGTTAAAAAAATTTAAAAAAACCTCTTGACAAATTTACATTTTTGTGGTATAATATAGGTATGTGGGGGTGATTGTATGGAAATCGATAAAGGTAAGTTGCAGAAAATGGCTAAGTTGATATATGAGATGGCTTCTAACGGTTTTACTAAAGCAGAAATAGCTAAGAAACTTGGTATATCTGTTAGAAAACTTGGTAACATGATGACTGATTACGAAGAACTTGAGAATGCTTATGAGGAAGGTTTGAGTGAATCGATAAGACAAGTTGAACAGAGTCTGTTTAAAAGGGCTATTGGTTACAATGTTACTGAGAGAAAGAAAAGAATAACGGTTGGACAGTTTGGTGAACAGTACGTCAGAGAAGAAGAGATGGAGAAACATGTGCCAGCAGATGTGAATGCTATTATATTTTACCTGAAAAACAGAGCACCAGACAGATGGACAGACAAGCATGAACTTGCGTTGAACATGGATAAGATTGAAAAGTTCCATATCGAATTCGTAAGTCCCGAAGAAAAGGAATCCAAGGTAATAAACGTTAATCCGTACGAAGAGTTGGAGAACAATCTTAGTGAGATTCTCGGTGAAATTGAGGAGGACGAAACTGATGAGTGAAACCAATGAACAGAAGAATATCCGAATGATTGGAAAAATAGGTGAGTTTCTGTTCAAGACACTCACATCAAATAAACCTACTGTCATTTACGGTGGTGCGGGGAGTGGTAAGAGTTACAACATCGCTCTGTTCCTCGTAACGTTGTATATCCTGTCTGTTGAACCTTTTAGAGTGTTGATTACGAGAAAAACGAATTCGTCCCTTACTTTAACAGCTTACAAGTTGGTTGAACAGATACTTAAAGACCTTGGAATCAAGTATGAACATATCAAATCTGAACAGATTATCAGGTTTGAAGACGGAACTGAGTTCTATTTTAGGGGAATTGACGACCCAGAGAAGATTAAGTCTTCTGAATTCAACATAGCTTGGCTTGAAGAGGCTACTGATTTCGACGAACAGGACTATTTGCAGATTAAGTTGAGACTTAGAAGACCGCCTTTCAGGATTAGGAACTTGAATAACGAGATAATTTCCGTCCCGAATAAGATTATACTCAGTTTCAACCCTGTTTCGTTGTATAATTGGGTTTATCCAAGGTTCTTTGAAAGAAACGCTAAAGAGAAAGCCGATATTTTACACACAAACTTTCTCGATAACCCGTATCTTCCACCAGAATACAGGGACGAGTTGGAAAGGTTGAAAGAAACAGACCCTTTATTGTACAGGATATACACGTTAGGAGAATTCGCAGAGACGGTAAACACGATATATACGAATTATAGGATTATCGATGAGTCAGAAGTTCCAGATGATTTCGAAGAGATTTTCTACGGTGTAGACTTTGGTTACAACAACCCTACAGCCGTTTTGAAGATAGGTAAACTCGGTAAGTCGTTCTATATCATCGATGAAATCTATGAGATTAAAATGACGAACGAAGACCTGATTGAAAGACTGAAGTCGTTTGTTGAGAACAAGGACGACGTGGTTTACTGCGATAGTGCAGAACCGCAGAGGATAGAAGAATTGAGAAACGCAGGTTTTCTTGTTATTCCAGCAGCTAAGAGTGTGAAAGACGGTATAGATTTTATCAAGAGATTGAATTTGTACATTTCCAACAAGTGTTCTTCGACGATAAAAGAGATAAAACTGTACAAATGGAAGGAAGATAAAAACGGTGCTATTCTCGATGAACCAGTTAAACACTTTGACCACGCAATGGACGCTATGAGATACGCAATATATACGTCGCAGTCGGGAAGACTAAAAATGACGTCTACGAAAGTAAGGACGTGATGATATGAAAAATTATGGTGAAATAATGCAGTCTTTTCTTGGACAATATGATGAAGCTTACTGTCTCAAACACGGTTTGTTCGTTTCTTATAATCCGTCTACGAAACTTGTAGAATATATAACCAAAGCCATAGATTTGACACACCAAGACGTTATCCTTACTGACTTAAACTTCATTTTTGGTGAGAAATTCGAAGTTTCTTCTGAAGACAAGGAAGCAGAGAAGTTTATAAACGATTTGTTGAAAAACAAAGATATGAAGATTCTTCTCGAATCCTTTGTTGTACAAGGTTTGATACTCGGAACTACAGCTATGAGATTTGGTTTTGACCAGAACGGAAACATGAAGTTTGATGTCGTGAGACTGTTAGAAGAAACGATAAAAGACGTTTACGACGACGATACTGTAGAGTTGAAGAACGGTGAGTACGGATATGTTGTTGAGCATTCATACAAAAACGAAAAACACGAAAACGTCAGAGTTAAGGAAGTTTTCACGAATTTAAGATATGAAAGACACGAAAACGGAGAATTGATTAAATCTGTTCCAAATAGATACGGTGTTCCTTGGGTTGTTGTAGGTATTAATTCCCCCAGTTTGACGTTATCCTCGGATAAATTAGAAGGTGAAGGTGAATACGAAAGACTCAGGCCGATTGTTGATGAGATAAACAGCCTTCACGCTAAAATGGATAGAATTGAGAACATGTACGCTGACCCAAAGGTGCTTGTTACAGGTGCTACAGAAGCTGAAATCAAGTTTGAAGACAACGCATGGTTGCTTCCAAATCACAACGGTTCTATAACGCTACTTGAATTCAAAGGTAACATTCTTGAAGCGATGCTTAATAGACTGGATAAACTTGAGAAGTTGAAGAGAGCAACAGCACCAGAAACGATAATAACAGACATTCAGACGGGTTCTGGTGAAGGAATGAGAATGAAGTTACAGAAATTGACGAAGAAGATAATGAGACTTAGGGAAAACTACTTCCAGATGTTTGAAAAAATGTTTAAGGTGATGTACAAGTTACAAACGAACAAAGACGCAGACTTCAAAATTCTTGTTGATTTGGTTATTCCACAGGATTTTGACTCTCTCTTGAAAGAAGTAACGACATTGTACACGTTAAATGCTCTAAGTTTGAGAACACTGCTTGAAAAACTTGGTTACGATTATACGACTGAAATAAACAGGTTAAAGGAAGAACAGAACGACGCAGAACTTAGAAGTGTACGTGAGATTGGGATTTCTACAGTAGATAATATGTCGAGTGGGAGTGGTCTAAATGCCACAAGTGTTGAGGAAGTCTAAGGTATGGAGTCCACCGCCGGTGGGGAGTAAGGCAAGGGAAAACTTTCCGAGTTGGGGATTTCTGAACCCTGAAGAAAAGAAGTATCCATTCATAGTGAAAAAAGGTGGTAAGTGGTATGTCAGTTGTGCTGGACTACTTGCCGCATACAGAAGAGCTTTGATGAACAGAGATAGTACAATTGCAGCAAAAGCTGTTAGTAAGGCAAAACAATACGGTTGTCCGTGGGCTAAGAAAGACAAATAAAAAAACGTGAGGTGAATTATATGGAAGAAAGATTGGCGGGTTCTCAGACGCAAACACAAAGTACACAACAGGTTAATACTGGGGTGGAAAGTGGAGTGAATGAGAACACGGAGAGTGTGGAAGGTGTAGACACAAGTTTTGATTTTAACGCTTGGAAACAGGAAATTCTTGAAGAGGCAAAACTCGCTGGACAAGATGTACAAATTTTGACAAGAAGCGAACTTGATTCTCTTATAGCAAAAGCATTGAAAACACGTGAAGAAAACTTGAAGAAACAACAGTTACAGAAGTCTGGCGAGTACGAGAAACTTCTTAGGACTGAAAGAGCAGAGGCTTTAACGGAACTCGTGAACGTTGAATTGTCTAAGTACGGTCTTGAAGAGTTTGCGAGTTTGATTAACGTAGACAAGTTGACTGAACACACGTTGTCTGAGGCAAAAGAACTTATCAAAGAACAAATAGAACATATAAAAGATACGGTACAGAGAAACATTCAGAAGAGACTTGAGGAAGAACTCAAAAAGATTGAAGCAGACACCTTTGCTTCTAAGAAGAAAACAGTTGATTTACAAGACGTTAGAAACATGACATATGAAGAACTTGAAAAATTGTATAGCAAAAACACTTGATGATTAAAGAGGTGAAAATTTATGTCAAAGACAATGTACGCAGATGTAATAAAACCTGAAGTGATGAGACCGATTGTTGAGGCTGAGTTTTTGTATAACATAAAGGTTTCCAAATTTGCAAAGATATACAACGATTTAAAAGGTAAGCCGGGCGACCAGATTACCTTCCCATACTGGTCAACAGTTTTAGATGATGCGGTTGACCTTGCAGAAACAGATACGATTGTTACACAGAAACTGACTCAATCTTCATGGCAATTTCCTGTCATAAAGGAAGTTGGTGTTGGAACTGAGGTTACAGATAAGGCGATTCTTTCTGGACTTGGCAGTTGGAGAACAGAGGCTGGAAGACAACTTGGTCTTTCCATTGCAAGAAAGGTTGACAAGGACGTTATAGCAGAAGCAAACACCACTACAACAGTTATTGACATAACTGCAGAACCAACAAACAACAAAATGAGTTACGAAGTTGTTGTTGATGCTCTTGCGAGTTTTGGTGAGTATCTTGACGAAGCAGAAGCACTTTTGATTCACTCTCACCACCTTACCCAACTTTTGAAAGACCCGAACTTTGTAGACTTGACAAAATATGGACAGAAAGTAATGGTTAATGGTTACAAGGCGATTGGTATGATTGCTGGTGTTCCTGTTATTATTTCCGACACACTTCCTGTTGATGGCGTTAACGGTTACTACACCGCATTCTTGTTTGCAAAAGAACCTGTTGGTATTGCATACAAGAGAGATATAATGATTGAGTCTGATAGGGATATACTCAACAGAACAACTGTCATAACAGCAACAATGCACTACGCAGTCAAACTTTTACCAGACTTGAGAGGACTTCCAAAAGTCGTGAAAATCATAACAAAATAATGGGAGATGTTTATATGGGACTTGGAATGTTCAGAAGACATGCAATTGAACGTGAACAAAAAGACAAAGAAAAGAACGTAACACAGTTAGAAGGTGAGAAGGATGCTGAGTCCGATAACGAAACTAAGAATGATGATAAACGACGAAGACGTAAAAGATAAATTGTTTACAGACGATGAACTTAACGACATTCTCGCAAAAAACTCTTACTTTATTGAAACTTACGTCGTTACTTCGAGTTCTTTAGAGAAGATATTCAAAGTACCACCTGATATGTATGATTACAAAATATATTACGAGAACTCTGAAGGTGTTCTAACTGAAGTTCCTACTGAAAACATAACTCAGATAAACGAAGGAATATTGAAAATAAGTCTTGATGTAGACAAAGTTATGTTCAGAGGTACTGTGTACGATTTCAAAGAAGCGGCAGCTGACTGTCTTGAAATAATAGCTAACAACTTCAGGAAACTACATCAGTATTCTGTAAGTAATATGGCTAATAACATGTCGGACGTAAAAATGTTTTTGCTTGACGCAGCTGCTAAACTTAGAAAAGCGAGAAGTGTGAGGTTTTTATAATGATTGACATAAACGTGTCGATACCAAGAGAGTTGTTTCTACAAATACGAAGAAGAGATAATGTTGCTTCACAACAGGCTATGAACTTTGTCTTGACAAAGGCTGTTGAGAAATTCAGACAAAACTTGGAAGCACAAGACCACATAGCTAAAGGTAAACTCAGAGACAACGTTAGGATAAGAAAGGTTTCACAGACACACTACAGGTTAGTATTTGTTTACTACTCTTGGTTTATGCACGTAGGTGTTAAAAAGTTCAACACGTTACCGCCAGTTTCCAAGATAAGACAATGGTTGATAGACAAAGGTATAGAGCCTTACACAACCAAAGGTGATTGGCGGAGAAGATACAAAAGTGCGGCTTTCGGAATAGCGAAACACTTGAAGAAACACGGTATGAAACCTAACAGAATATTCGACCCACTAATAACTTACATCAACAGTCCAGAATTTGTTACCGACTTTGAAACGAAGTATAAAGAGGTGTCAAAATGATAAAAGAAGTTGTAGATTTTTTGAAACCGAGTTTGGAGATTGTTTTTGGAAGTGGAAATGTAGAATTCTCAACAGATTTACCTTTGAGAATAAAAAACACAGTTAGTTTTTTCGTAAACAGTCTTAGTAAAAACGACTACGGTAACAGTTATGGTACTGTATGTAACTGGGAATTAGTGTGGTCTGTTGACGGTACACTTGACGAAACGTACGTTTCCATAGATACAACATTGACAAATCTTATCAAAACAATAGAAACCGAAACGAAGATAAATTCTGTTGAGTTTTCGTATGATGAAGCTGGTAGGACGACTTTTGTATTTATAACGCTCACAACAAAATTTTACGACATATGAGAGGTGAAATATTATGCCATCAGGTTACCCACTAAGGAAAACTGTTATACAACTTTACGACGGTAATACGACACCAAAAAAACTTACTTTAACATTTTATGGTTCTGTACCAGAACTTTCAAGACCAACAATCACAAGAACTCTTGACCCCAAAATGGATAGAGGACAGTTTAAATACGTTATGTTCGGCGATGACCAAATCGAATTCCCTGAACAGACAATTGAGATGGACTTAGTTGACGATTTGTACTCTGGAACAAAGCACAAAGTTCTTGAATGGTTTAACGAACACAAAGATGGTGGTGCGGCACTTACATCTACAAACGACGGTAACGCTAAAGCTGTAGACGGTGATACGTTGACTGAAGTTCAATACGGATTACCAACATCTATATTTACAATTGGTATGAAGATATGGTTCGAAAACGCTTCTGGTGCAAACGGATTTGGTTATGATTTCAAATACATTCAACCAATAAAAGCAACAGTATCAAGTGCGAACGACGGTTCTAAGATAACACTAACGTTTAGAATTCTTGGAAACTGGACAGACCTTAGTGCAAAACCATCGTAATGAGGTGATAATATGGACGTCAGACAAGTATTTAATGTTATTGTTCTTGATGTTAATGGTAACGTTTTGTATGAGTTTAAAAATGTTGTCCCGAACAAAGTAGCGACCACCGTAACACTATCAAGTGATAAATTTGTGAAAAACCAAGTTGTAGAACTTGTGTGTGTGGCTGAAAACGCAGTTAGTGGTGAAGTAACGCCAGAAGAAGTTATCGGTGAAGTAACACAAGAAGTGGAAGGACAGTAATCATCATATCCCTGTGTGGTTCAAAGCCACACAGGGTTTATGATTTGCGAGGTGAAATAGACAATGCCAACAAAAACAATACACAAACGTAACTTAGGTGTTGAATTTTATGACACAAAATTGACAAACATACAATCGTACAGGGGTACAAAATATATACGTGAAGCAGTTAAGTCTGTCGTTGTAGAACCACAGACCAAACTTGGTTTTATTGCATTAGACAATGGCACAAAGTCATTACCATGGACTTTTACACGTAACAGTATTGCTTACACAGAAGATGGAGTACGGGTAAGTACAAACCAGCCGAGGACAAAAAACGGTGCTATCTTGATTGAAGAAGGCACGACAAATATGCTTACCGACGTATTGGATTTAACTGCTGCGTCGTGGGGCAAGTCAGAAGTCACAGTAACAAGCGGTGGTGGTCCAGCACCAGATGGTTCAAATACGCTATTTAATATCGTGCCATCGACCAATTCAGCAGCGCACGAGCTTCTCACATCTCCAGTATCAATAACGAGCGGTAGTAAATACGCATTGAGTTTTATTGCTAAGGCCAATGGATACAATTATCTGAAAGTGCGTTTACCGGATGCACAATTTGGTGCCAATACATGGATTGTAGTAAACTTAACGAACGGAGTAATTGAATCAACGAGTGGTAGTCCATTAAGAGCACTCGTAAAGAGTCTTGGCGATGGATTCTATCACATTCAGATAGCAGATACAGCCGTAGCAGCTGGCACAGGCGTTCAATTTTCAATCGGTGTTTACAACGATGCAGCGTGTACTACGTTTGCTGGCGATGGAACGAAAGGCGTGTACATTTGGCATCCGCAAGTAGAAGCGAAAGCGTTCGCAACTACGTTTGTTAACGGGACAAGGGAATATGAGAAATTAGCTTTGCCGATAACGAATGATATAGTGCATCCAGAACATGGTAGTGCGGCGGTAAGATTTTATGTGCCAGAGG